ACTCATCATAGGTTGTTGCCGTGTCTATGATTTTTTTTGTGAAATTCTCTTTGCTGTATTTTTTGATTGCTCTTTTCACTAATAACCCAGACCCGTAATAAGATTTTTTATTTACAGTGTCTTTACCGATATATATTTTATCGTTTATATTATTTTTAATTTCATAAATAACCATAATCAGGAGTCGTGTTAAAATTTATCACCAATATCCACCGTAGGTTCGTCCGTTCCAAAGATGCGAATATCTATTTATGCGACACGCCCAGTACCCAGCGGTCATTCTATCTTTTTTCGCTTTGCAATTATGTCTCGATGCAAATGCCTTTCTTGCTTTTGGGTTCGATACCTTTGCAGTTAATCCACCATGGACATCCCCGAATGATATTTTTTTAACCCTTTTTGTGGATGGGTTCATTACATAAACCACGTATTTTTTTCCACCACCGGAGTTTCTCATCGGTTTTCCAAGTTCAACCTTTCTTCCGTTGTATTCTGCTTCATTAATGTTATTAACAACATAAGGAACATCAAGTCTTACAACCTGTCCGTTTGAAAGTTTAACTTTTTTTCCGAAATCAGATTCAACCAACCATCTTTCGTCTTCTTCCATTTCAATAAGACCTTCTTTATATAAAGTTCTTGCTTCATTAATAAGATCAAAAAACTTTTCTGAAAATGGTCTATATATGTTTTCAACTAATGATATCCCATTATCCAAATGGTAATTCATGCTCTCAGATATTATTTTTCCCATATAAAATAAATATCTTATAAATAAAAAAAGGTGAGGAAAACCTCACCTTTTAGGGTCGATCACGGATTGTGAATCGATCTTCCACCACTTTGTTTTAAAGGGAAACAAAGAAACTACCCTTCCAATTTTGATTTCGCCACAAGGACTTCTGACATCGATAATTCTTTTAATTGTCCAACAATCAAACATTCATTAAGTATATTATAAGGAATGTGGATCAAAAAGTCAACTCCGTTAAATGTGGTTAAGTCTTGTTTTAACGCCAAAGAATTATGAACCATTTTTAAAAATAATTTAAACTGAACGTCATCTGAAAACATTTCTGTAATAACGTTCCCTAAAGTTGGGTGTGTGATTGTGATATTTTTAACTGAAGCCATATGTGATATTTTTAACAAAAGTAATTAAAATATTCCGATCTACCAAATTTTAAATAAAAAAAAGCAAAAAAAATGGATACAAATCCTTGCATCCATCAATTTTTTTCTTATAAGTTTTTTTTTAAAAAAATTAAAAACCTGAGATTACAGTTTTTAGTAAGTGTCTTTTGAGTCATTATTTTTTCTACTCTTATCCATAGGATTTTGTCCTATAACACTCATTACCGATTGGTTAGACCAATCACCCCTTAACGATATAACTACTCTCTTAATACTCCTGTCTCCTCAAGATTGCGTCCTGATTAAGTGTTCGACCACTTAGAGATTTTTCTTAAAAATACGTTCAAACTTGCGGTTATCACGTCCCACTGACAGCCAGTGAGTATGTGGGTAACTTCCATTATATCGTGACAGACACTTTTGCTTTATAGTTATTTTATGATTTTACTCCAAATGTAAAAATAAAGTTTTGTGTCGTGGATTATGAAAGTAGTGGTCTGTCTTTCAGCTTCGCTATCTTTTGAACAACGAAATACCAAACTACTCTCTGAAATGTCCCCATCTCCATATTTCAAGATTACTTCGAGATTAACCCCTTGGTAGAGGTTTATCAAGGACGATTTCGGCACCACCCGTTTGTCATCATACCTTTCGGTTTTAAGTATCCTATTATATTGGAGCACGCAATAATAAAATTGGATAATCTTATTTTTCGCATATCTCCTACGGGTTATTCCTATTAGTGTTCCCACCTCAATCAGACGACCCACATCGCCCAATCACCTAACCACTTTCCCTACAGCGTTGCCCTCGGTACTAAAGGTTAAGCGGTATCCCGCTTGTGTACTCGAGCTCGGTTACCCAAGCCGCAAATCAGTTACACATCTGATTCACTTTATCCTACTTTCGTAGTTTATTTAAAGACCATACACGGCCTTTTGATTGTTTATTTAAAATATCAGTTCAAAGAAAGGAGGTTAATCTTTTAATTGATCAATGAATTTTAAATTCAATCTCTTGTAATGTCAAAGAACGTTATCGGACGTTTCCGATTTTGTTTTACAAATTTAAGAAGAATTTTTTTTATTTCCAAATTTTTCTTAAACTTTTTTTTTCAGATGGTCTAACCTTTTTCTGAAGTGTTTTACAAATCTAATTCTATTATTTTGATTTGTCAAGAACAATTTTTAATTTTTTTCTATAAAAACTTGATCTGTTCCAAAATCGTTAGCTCTCTTTTCCGCAAAGCTCAAGTTCGGAGTGTAAAACTTAACACCATCTTTATTATAGTAATAATAAATTGGGGTTTCCACTAATGTTGTTTCTTCGTTCATATTTCCTTATTTTTTTACAAATCTAAGTAGTTTATTCCTAAAAACCAAATGTTTTTTAAAAAAAAATGATTTTATTCTGCCGAAGTAACTATAAATATATCAATATTGGTGAAAAGTTCACTTTTTAAACTATTTATATGTATGAAATTGATAATTAATGACAATATTTTTAAATGTAGAGTCTGTAATAGTGTGGATTCTATAAAAGAAGGAATGATGAATAAAACTTTTCAGGGGTTTGATTCTATGTTATTTTTAATGCCAGAAAAGAAAAGACAAAGTTTTTGGATGTATAATTGTTTAATTCCTTTAGATATTGTTATGGTTGATGGTAATGTTATTACAAAGATTCATTCTAATTGTAAACCATGTGATGATCAATATTCATGTAAAAGTTATACAGGATTTGGTGATAAAGTTGTGGAATTACCGGAAGGGACTTGTAAAAAACTTGGTATAAAGGAGGGTGATATTGTTAAAACATCTTTATTTTAATTCGTATATCTTACTCAACAAAGTCATGTGTCAGCTCCCATGATGGTTCGGTTATTACCCCCTTTAATTTGTATGTATCACTCAACCACCTCTGTGTAAGTTGTTCTGTTTCATGGTAGTTAAGGTTAAACCCTTCTGTTAAAAGTAACCATATTTCATTAGTATTAACATAAACCTCCTTATATTTTCTATCGTAAACCATTATATTATTTCCTTTTTCATATCTGAATAGAGTCCAGTATTTTCTTTCTTTAGACCGAACAATATCCAAATCATTAAATAGGTTTAAGAATTCCATCGGATCGTTGTTAAATGCAAGTTTTGCTAATTCTTCAGTTCCTCCAACCATACTAGCTGTAGATTCCCATCCAAAATCCTTAACAGATTGTCTCAGGTCTTGTTTAAGACTTTCTTCTTTTAATATTGTTTTGATTAGTTGTTTCATTTATTTAACTATTCATTTTTTCTTTCAACACTCTAACAAATTCATTTTGAACCATTTTGGTAAAAGTCACATAAGGAGCTTCTTTTGATGGGTCGTTTTTAGATTCTCTACCCAAATAAAGTAGTCCTGAAATATTTGTAATACATTTATGTCCTCCGCTATTTGCTTTGATTATATCCCAAGCAGAAACATTAATATAGTTTAATATCTGTTTTTCATTATAAGTAAGATCTGAGAATTTTTTCTCCATTGCAATTTTAATATCAGCTAAGATTTTATCCCCATCCTCTAATGAATTGAAACTTGACCCATAAAGAGCATCGAAATCTTTAAATGTAAAACCAACTGATTCTTCTGTTGTTGCAATTTCGGATACTCTTTTTATTGTATATAATGATACATTTTTTTGTTTTAAGGAGTTTTCCCATTTCCCAAGAACTTCGTCCTTAATTTCACCAAGATTAACACCTTTCATCGCTCTATCCTTTTTGAATGGATTACAAGACGCTTGAACAAGACCCATAGGCCAAGCAATTACAAGGAAATCAGCGTCAGGGTAATTTTTAAATGGTGTGTATCTATCATATGACCCCGGTTTAAACATTGACCCACCTCCGTATTGCACGATAATGTTATCTTCATATCTAACATTCGGACTTGTTTTCATTTTTTCAATATAATCCGCTTGGTTTTGTTTTAACTCTGATGGTTGTTTGAAGCCTTTGTCACCAATTTGTTTTTTAATGTTATTTAATATACTTAAAAGTGATGGTTTTGAATGTAATACAAGTTCCTCTAAAAATCTTGGTTTGTTTTTAAAAGCTAATAATAACTTGTTTGTTACAAGTCCCATCAACATTTTATTACTTTTTAGATCTCTATCTTTATCGTAAGAAAAAAGATAATTCATAACCATATCCGGTGTAATTTCATTTACCGCAAAATTTGCTGAGTCCACGGTCGAAATTAAGTATATGTCGTCATTTGGAAATATTTCTTTTGGTGATACAACTTGTGAAATGGTTTCCACGTTCGACCTTGATGGTCTAAAATTAACGGATGTTCCTTGTTCTACACCAGCTTGGGTGTCGTGGTGATCTGTATGTATAACAAACATCGGTTTCCCGTGTGCAAAATCAACTAAGACCGGCATCACATCACCTGTTGCGTCAGTTTTTTTAACCGACCATTCTTTATCCCCATATTGGATAACTTCAGCATCAACAACGTTAATACCATTAGCTTCCAAATATTCTTTCATGGCAATTGCCGTAGAGTTAATATCTCTTATTCCACTTTCAACCAGGACTGAACTAATTTTACTGGTCTTCATAATTTATTTTTATTATAAATAGTTAGTTAGTGATAAAAGTTGGTCTAAACTAATAGAACATTTTCCTTGTTTAGATAAGTTTTCTTTAGATGGTATTACTTGTAAATTTTCTTTAGCACTTATTATTTTTGTATCCACATTGTTTTTAAATCCTTCATAAATACTAAACTTATGATCTATGTGATGATCATTTTTACTTATCTTTAAATTATTAGGGTTAATTATATCTTTGTATAGTCTATAATTTTTAGCGGTTAAAGATCTAATCTGTTTT